AGGCGGCAACTGCGTTTAAGATGCGGATCCGTGAAAAGGAGAAGAGAAAAGATCAGCTAATCAGGGAGAACGAGAAAGTAGAGAAGTACATAGCTGCAATGCCGGATGGAACGGCCAAGGATATATTTGAAATGGTATTTTTGGATGGAATGACGCAGAAAGAAGTTGGGGAGAGCGTTGGATATACACAGTCTATGGTGTCAAAGGTTATTAAAGATATTTTGAAACATTCATAACATTCATATTTTGACTATGTTATTATTATACTGGACATGATGAAAAGAATCCAGAACTACTTGTAAGTGTTGGCGATGTAAAAATGGTAATTAGAAAAACAAAGGAAAGAAAAAACTAATTATAAAAATACAGGCACCCTCCGGGGTGCTTTTCTAATGCAAAAAAACGGAAAGAGAGAGGTGGTGACGTGCCGGATGTAAAAGAACAGATCAAAAATGATTACCTATCAGGTGTCCCCCCGAAGAAACTATCGGAGAAATATGACACCAGTTTGAATACAATAAAGAGCTGGATCAAACGGTATGGCTGGTCCAAGTTGAAGAAAAAACAGGGTGCACCTTCTAAAGCGGAGGGTGCACCCTCTGTCGTATCCGGAAAAAGGAAACGTGGCGGACAACCAGGTAACAAGAATGCAACCGGTCCGCCGGGGAATAAGCATGCGGAGAAGTTCGGGTTCTTTTCCAAACATCTTCCGGAAGAGACGTTATCCATCATTCAGGAAATGCCGGAAGATCCGCTTGATGTTCTGTGGGACCAGATTCAGATTGCATATGCTGCCATTATCCGGGCGCAGAAGATTATGTATGTTCGTGATCAGGAAGATGTGACAACGACAAAGATCGCAGATAGCTCCGGAAATATTTGTTCTGAAAAATGGGAAGTGCAGCAGGCGTGGGATAAACAGGCAAACTTCTTATCGGCTCAAGCCAGAGCACAGAAGACGCTAGAAGGCATGATTAACCGGTATGAAGATCTGCTGCATAAGAACTGGGATCTTGCTACAGATGAGCAGAAAGCAAGAATCCTGCAGATCAAAGCCAATACGGAAAGAATGAAATCCAGTGGCAATGATGACGGAGAGGATGGTGTGGTGATTGTCAACGATGCGCCAACAGGTGAAGATATCAGACATAGTGATACCGAAGTACCTGCCGATATTCAACAACAGGACAGTTAAACACATTATCCTGACTTCTGGACGTGCCGGAACAAAGTCTAGTTATGCTGCTATTCGAACCGATTACCAGATTGTATCAGATCCGCATGGTTCTGCAGTAGTTCTTCGCAAGCATCATAACAAGCTCCGGAAGACGGTGTACAAAGAAATGATCAGAGGGATTAACCGCTTGGGAATTTCGAAGAACAAGTTCACAATCACGAAATCCCCGATGGAAATCACTTACAAAAAATACGGTACGACCATTTACTTCTCCGGATCAGACGGCATCGACGATACGAAAGGTATTATCGATGAGGATAAGCCAATCAAGCTGGTGGTGTTGGATGAGCTGACTGAGTTCTTCGATGATGGTGAAGGCGAAGATGAGCTGAGCAATATCGAAGCAACATTCGTTCGAGGAAATGACAGTGATTTCCAGATGATCTATCTGTATAACCCGCCCAAGAATCCAAATGCACCGATCAACCAATGGTGCAAAAAGATGGAAAAGCGTGATGACTGCATTCATATTCACACGGATTACAGAGATGTTCCGGTCAGCTGGTTGGGGCAAGCGTTGATTGCATCTGCAGAAGCTATGAAGCTCGTGGATGAAAAAATGTATCGGTGGGTATGGCTCGGACAGGCTGTTGGTGTGGACGAACTGATCTATTATATGTTTGGTGATCGACACAGACAGAAGCCGGATCCGGATAGGCGATATGATCGTATTTATATCGGCGGTGACTACGGGCAGCAGAATGCGACGACATTTGAAGCTTTTGGACTTGATACATACAGGAAGAAATTTCCGGGACTTGGAGAATATTACCACAGTGGCCGTGAAACCGGAAAACAGAAGAGTCCATCAGAATATGCGAAAGACTTGGTTGAGTTCATGAATGATTTGCATGAACAGTATGACAACAGGGTCTTTTATATTTTCCTCGACCCATCTGCAAAAGGTCTTGCTGAGGAAGTAAGGCGGGCAACCAGGGCAGTGAGCCTGGATTACCAGGTACTGCTAAGAGATGCTGAAAATGATGTGGCACTTGGAATCAGCCGTGTGCAGAAAGTGTTATGTTTTGACATTATGAGCGTAGCCCCAAAACAGGAATATGCAGTAAGTGAATTTGGAACTTATGAGTATGACAAGAAATCCATTGAAAAAGGCAAGGAAGTACCTGTAAAAGAAGATGACCATTGTATGGACGCAATCCGATATTGTGTTATGGGAGCCTGGAAGAGGTTAAAATACTGGCTGCCGAAAGACGAAACAGAAGAATAGATGTATGTGATATTAGCAGGAAGGAGGTAGAGGACGATGAATATCTTTAATTATTTCAGGAGGCATGGTATTGACACAGTAGATGCTTCGTTCTATCAAAAGATTGATGAATGGATCAGTTGGTACAATTCAAATGTAAGACAGTTTAGTACTTATAAAGTATATTCTGGACGTGGAACATGTAAGAAATGTCGCAGAAAAAGCATGGGAATGGCAAAGAAACTGTCAGAGGATATTGCAGACCTTCTTTTGAACGAGCGTGTGATGATTACGTTGGAAGATGAGCCGACTCAGGAATTCGTGAAGAAAGTTCTAAACGATAATCATTTTCTTGTGACGGGAAATGACTACCAGGAACGAAAAGCTTATACCGGAACAGTAGCATATATCCCGTATCTCTATAATGCAATCGTTCAGGAAGATGGAATAGTATCAGGTGGAAAGATCGGAATTAATTATGTGGATGCAAAGAACATTTTTCCAGTCAGTTGGAGTAACGGAAGCGTAACGGAGTGTATTTTTACATTCGTCCATACAATCAAACAAAAGAAATACGTGCAGATTCAATTCCATAGAATGGATGAAAACGGTATGTATGTTATCGAAAACAGTGTGTTGGAATGTTCAAAAGGGAGCGCAGAGGGGCGAGAGCTGACAGAACAGGAATGGAAGCAACTGAAGCCTTTTACTAATTTGGCCGTAAGAACAGAAACAGGATCCTCAGAACCACAGTTTGTCATTGATCGGCTGAACATCACGAACAATGCGGATGAAAGTAACCCTATGGGTATTGCCATATTCGCCAATTCTATCGATGTGTTGAAAAAATTGGATATGGAATATGATTCTTATGGTAATGAGTTCGATCTTGGCAGAAAAAGGATTTTCGTTGCTCCGGAAATGCTGTCGAACATAGACGGTACGCCGGCATTTGACCCGGAAGACAGCGTATTTTATTCACTCCCGGAAGATTATGATAAAAGCCAGACAGGATTGATCAAAGAGGTGGATATGAGCCTCAGAGTAGAGGAGCACAGCAAAGCGATCAATGATGATCTGAATTATCTGTCCTTAAAATGCGGGTTTGGAACAGAAAGATATCGGTTTGACGGTACCGGTGTGAAAACTGCAACAGAGGTAATATCCGAAAACTCAGATATGTACCGAATGCTAAAAAAGCATGAAATCATTCTGGATGATGTGCTGAAGCAATTAATCCAGATTATTATCCGGCTGGGGATTGTAACAGGGAACGTACTGGATATAAATACAGATATCGTGATTGCTTTTGATGATTCCATCATTGAAGATAAAGGCGCAGAACGGCAGCAGGATCGTCAGGATGTCAGCATGGGAGTGATGCGCCATGAAGAATACCGTGCAAAATGGTACGGTGAGACAGTAGAGCAGGCAAGGCAGAATTTACCGGAGCAGAATCAGGTGATGGAGTAGGATGCGAAAAGAATACAAAGATCAGGTTGCCGATAAGATTGCAGCGCGTTATGCCGGCCTCGAAGAACGGATCATGAAGGATATCGTTCGACGGATCCAGAAGACAGGAGAGATTACAAGTACTGCAGACTGGCAAATTAACCGGTTGAGAATCCTCGGATATTCTTCGGAAGATATTGAACGAGAGGTAAAATCTACGCTCGGCGCATCTTATCCGGAAATGTTTGAATTGTATGATAAAGTGATCAACTGGGAATATGTCCGGAATAAGGATATATATGAACAGATTAACGCCGAGTACATACCATTCGAAGAGAACGGACAGCTCAAGCAGATTACAGAAGCAATCATTGACCAGAGTTTTGAAGATTTGGAGAATGTGACCAACTCCCTTGGCTTCTACCTGGACTACGGCAATGGTCAAAAGGTATTGACGCCACTTTCTCAAGTGTATACCAAATACCTTGATGCAGCATGTTACGATATTGTAACTGGCGCATTCGATTACAACAGTGTGTTGCGTAGAGTTGTGACACAACTTACCAACAGCGGACTTCGGCAGATTGATTATTCTTCTGGGAGAGCTAACCGGGTTGATGTAGCCGCAAGGAGAGCTGTCATGACTGCAGCGAGTCAGATTACCGGAAAGATATCTGAGTACAACGCACAGAAGTTTGGTACAGAGTATTTTGAGGTGGAATGGCATGCCGGAGCACGTCCGACTCATGCAGTATGGCAGGGGCGCGTCTGGTCAAAGGAGCAGTTGTATTCAGTCTGTGGACTGGGTACTGTGACCGGTCTTCTCGGCGCTAACTGTTACCACGAGTACTATCCGTTCTTTCCTGGAATATCCGAACGTAACTGGACGGATAAGTGGTTGGAAGATAAGAATCGTGAAGAGAATACGCCGAAAGAGTTTCGAGGTAAAGAATA